ACGCTCGCGCTCGAGGAACCATTACGCAGATTCCAAGAGAACGGACCGGCATACCCACTATTGTTCCAATTCCCGCCGACGATGGCAATCGCGCACCCTAAATCCCAAAAATTTTTTATAATAACCTCGCTTTCATAAATATTTATAGCTCCCCAAGGACCTTGGGGGGAGACCCCCAAACCCCCTAAAGAGCTTTTTTGAGAAGGCGACCACCGATCCTGATGTGCGCGTTCGCGGAGGAATTATTCAGCGCCCAATAGAACAGCCCGGCATCACCACCATGGGCCCAATTCCCGCCGACGACGGCAATTCTTTGCCCTGTACTTTGAAAGTAATAATCTTTGTAATAATTCGCGTCAACATTAATGGGAAGTTCCACCATTGGGTTTGCAGCATCATAGCCCATAAATTTCACATATCCATTAGCATTTTTGTTCACATAACCCAGCTGAATATATGGAGATGCAAACAAATTGCTTGCAAAATCAGCTTGATTTTTGCAATACCAGGTCTGATTTTCATTGATATTGATACCATCTACGAATTGCCACACATTTCCATAAAGATTTTCTATACCACGATAATGGAACGGATTTTTACCGTTGGTATTATGCGATAATGATCCACTGCTGGCAGAAATTCCGCTGGAAAATCCATTTTTCCAACCGACATTGTAAAGATAATCTCCGGTGGCAAGCGCTACAGCTGCACCATCAAACGTGATAGTGGTCGAACCGGCTCCTGGAGTGTCAACATCAATCTGTGTAATATTTCTCCCGTAGAACCGTTGATTACCTCCTTGAGATGTACCAATAGATATTGGTTGTCCAACTGCAAATTTTGCACCGGTGGCGTTAGACACGATTGCGACATTTCCAGCAGGACTGGTGTCCGCTGTCAATAACTCAGTTGCCCCGTACGTTCCAGAAGTCCATCCAGACATAATTGACTGGCTGTCCAGTTTTGCAAACTCAATTAAAAACAGCACTTGTAACATGTCGTATGTATGGATATCCAATTGCTGATAGCCCGCTCCGTTTGCTTGAGCGTACGTACGATAATCAACAATGTTTTTGTTGATTAATGGATATTTGCCGGACAATGATTCTAATTTATTTGCACCAGATAATGAAGCTGAATATTTACCAACATCAACATAATCCAGCGGTACTCCGTTCGTAAAGTCCCAAAAACACCACGGCAAGTATGAGCCTGGCATTTTCTTTTTACAAATTTGCCATGTCTTTTTTGTCGCTGTGTCTGTCTTACGAATATAGAACTTCGGGATGCGAATAAACACATTACTTCCGGCGTCTGTTTCTTCGGTAAACTCACTGAATATTTCAGCCGTGTCAAAATTGTTTGTTACCGCCCCAGCATCAACACCAGCGGCGGCGACCATGCCAACACTAGCATTGATACGGGTTAGCGGTGTATCTGTTTTAGCCCATGAGATGCCATAAATAGCAGAGCCTTTGTAGGTCGTCTGCGTTTCATTGATTGTGTCTCCACCCCCCATCATCAGCAGCATTCTTCGCTTATCCATCATTCCACCTTTCTCGACTCACAAAGGGAGCGGAGACAAACGCCATTGGTAGGCTTAACCGCCTGTAGGTTGCGTTTTCTATGTCCGCTCCCCATGTCAATCGTCATTCCTCTGGATTCCATTCGTCTGGTGTCCAGCATGGTTGTTTTCCTTCTGTGATAATCTGATTGACTAGAATCTCGATGCCATTGGTTAAATAAATAATCCGCTTACCATAGCGGGTTATTTTTATTTCCTGCTTTTTAACAGTCTCTTCCAAAGTTAATACGCGTGATTCCATTTTGTTCGCTAATTCTTTCCAAATATCACTAGCTAATTTTTCTGTTTCTGCTTTTAGCTTTGGACGTAGAAAATGATTCGTTAACAGTCCACCCAACACGATACCAAGCACACCGATGATCGCTATTGTGATTGCTTCCATGACTCTCCCCTACTGCTTGGCTGCTTTTTCGCCAGCGTCCTCTAAGGCAATAGATCCAATCAAGACCGCTACTAGTGCGGCAATGGATTGCCATATTTCATCTGGAATATTGAAATAGTGCAAAACGACTATTTGCACCACACCAAATACAGCTAACCAAAATTTACGACTTTTTAATAATCCAGCCATGACAAAACTCCTTATTATCTAATATATATATTAACTACTTACCACATTATCACAATTTAACTTAAATAGCAAGTTGCAATTGAGCAAATTCAGATTATTTAAGAATGTATTTTCGCCTTGCATTTATCGCACGTGTACCAATGAGCGCGCATTTCGTAGTAAGCATTCTCAAGTTCCTTCGCTGTAAATTGTAGCTGGAAGGTATCGGCATATTTTTCATACAATTTCCAGTATTCAGCACAAACCTCGATCTCGTGTATCGGCTCCATCAGAACAGCCTTTCCGGTGCTTGCCAATCGATCACCGTGCCGTCTGGGTGCCTGTAAGGGTGTAGCTTGCCGTTTCCATCAATCCACATGAGATATCCGAACCGCTCAAGCACCAAGTCGAAATTGTTATACGATTTGTAGCCAGCATACTTGATTAGTGCCATAAGCCGCCTGCCAGATATCCCATGCTCATTATGCTTCAGTAGAATTTCCCATGCCACCTCGCACCGCTCAATATCGTCCTCTTTCGGCTCGACTGATTTGTAGCCGTACCAGTTTGACGGGCTATACTCCGCCTCTGCCATACCTACCATTTGCCCTATTCCAATTGCCTTGATTTTCACGTTTCGTTTCATTCTTCCTCCTCGAATATTATTCGCGCTTTTATATCCCGCACAATCCATCGCATTCATTCTCCCAAAGGCTCAATTGTCCCTTGTCTATCTCGTTATCCAGGTCGGCGTCTGCCAGTGGCACGCGCTGTACGTTTACAAATAAATCATAAGGCGGTCTGGCTTTCCTGATTTGCTCATCCACCTGGACGGCTTTCTTCCAATCCTCTGGTGCATTGTCTCGAATATCACGCCATTCTGAACGGCTGTGAAATGGGCAAAATACACATGCTGAACGTGGTGGTATCTCAATCCCTTTGCTTTCCAGATATAACTTGCAATCCCATCGTGACATTTTCTTTTCAATCAGCGGCCAGCGGTGGGTAATGTACTTCACGTTTGACGGCTTCATTCTCTGGACTTCGTCAAGCGTGATTCCTAACCATTGCTCCACTGGTTTACCATTACGATTCTTTTGCAACCATCGGCGAAGCGGTTTTATTTTCCATGAACCGGTACATTGTCGATTGATACGCCCACCGCTATCTGTTTCGGTATATGCCGGAATTATCACGCCACCCCATTTATCAATCAGTTCGCCTTTGTCTTCTCGAACAGTCACAACCTTAACCCCGCGTTCTTCCAGCCACGGCGTCATAGTCTTTGCGTATTCATAAGTCGCTGTACGCTCATGCGTTGTATCAGCATGGATAACATAGTCAACTTTTTCAAGGTCGCCAAGTGCTGACATGACCGCAAGTGCTGTTGATTGCACGCCCCAACCAAGACTTATAATTTTCATTCTTCCTCCTCGAATATGATTCTAGCTTTTACAAGCTCGCTGATAAAATAATCCAAATATGCGCGGTCAGTTATATCGAACCCGTACCTTGCACCCCACGCGGTTTGCTCAACTCGCACCGCTGTATAATCGCCTGATAGAATACGAAGCACGCGGATCTTCACTGGGTCAGTCATTAGATAACCACTGAGTGTATACTTCATCTGCAATTTTTGCAATCATCAATGGAGGAACTGACATTCCAATGATATAGCCTGGTTTTTCTTTTCCAAAATTGTAATCAAGAGGAAATGAACCAGACAAAATTGTCTCTTCTTCAAAAATCATTCTTTCATCAATATAATCATAAGGTAAACCACTTGCCCTTATTGTTGGAGTTGGTTTGTCAGGATGAACTTTTATCTCATTAAAAAAACTTCCTTTAGGATGTACGGTTGCCAATGAATTTCCTGGAAGTGTATCTTTTAGATACTTTCTAATTGCATCACCAAATTTATAAGCTGATTCATTCCCAGTAGTTTTTCTAATTTCTTTGAATGTTATTTCTTTTTCATTGAAATTCAAATCAAGCTTAGGTTGTGTCCCAAACAAATCAACTGTACTAACTGGAATATCGTTTCTGATTGCATAGAAAAATACACGCTCTCTTTTTTGTGGTATACCCATATTTGAGGCATTCAATAATTTGAAATCAACTTTATATCCTGCATCTTGAAATTCAGTAATAATTTTCTGTACATAGTTAATCGCATTTCCAACTAATAGTCCTTTTACGTTTTCAGCAATAACAACTTTTGGTTGCAATTTTTTAGCAAGGTCTATAAAATCAAAAAATAATGTGTCTAATACCTGGTCTGCTTGTCCTTCCCTAAATTTCTTGTTTTCTCCCCAATCATCTTCACGATTGCCGGCAATTGAAAAACTACTACATGGTGGAGATCCATCTAATATATCCAGGTTGTATAATTCATCTGGTAGATCATTCCGTAATTTGAAAGTTTGTATTGGTTCCAGATAACTATATTTTGGGTGGTGGTTCTCTATGTAAACTTTCATCATTCTTGGGTCAATTTCATTACAACCAACAACATCGAAACCAGCTAACTTATAACCCATTGTAGACCCACCACCACAAGCAAAACATGAAAAAACAGTACCTTTATTTTTAGCAAAGTTTGTCTCAGATAATTTCCACTCATAATTATATTCAATCATCATACGCCGCCATGACTGTCAACGCTGCCTCGACTGACCTGACAACATGCATCGGATAGCCAGCCCACTTGTTCGAAAATTCAAACTCCGCGTCCGTGAATTTCCCCTTCTCCTGCTTCACCTCTAGCAGTACCAGGCGCGGCTGCTTGCCCTTGCTGCCCACCATCAGGTCTGGGAATCCTGCTCCAAAACGACTGCAATTTTCCACCACGTACGATGCCGCTTTCAATGCGTTCTCGATCTCGGCGTGATTGTTGTCCTTGCGCTTCGCGTATGTCATGACATTCCTCCGGTAAGATCACCAACCCTAAAGTATTCTGGCTGCATGATTTGTTTGAACACTCCGGTAGACCCCATCGTGTTTTTATCCACCAATACGTCAACCGTGTTCGAATAGCCGTTCTCAATTCGTTCACGGCGAAGTAAAACAACCAGGTTTGACTTGTCGCTTTTCTCACCCGCACCGCGTACGCTTGAACGGTCAACATTCTCGAATGAGGTTTGCTTACCCTCTTTGCTCATTTGAGCAACCATCAGAACTGGAATACCTGTCATCTCTGCAAATGTTTTGATCTGTTCGACGTTGTCAGCTTCACGCTGGTAGATGTTGGTTCCGAACATTTGCAATTGGCGTTTGGATGCAGACGCCTTTTCGAGATAGTCAAGGACGACCACGTCGCATTCATCCTCAGTAACAAGCCGTCGCAATTCGGTGATTGTGCGTTCCATAGTCCAACCTGGGGAGTGGAGGTAAGAGATGTAGCCTTCCCATTTCAGCAAGCGCGGTTTGATCTCGTTTATTTTTTGTTTCTGGACCTGATCCAATTTTCCAGATTTTATATCTCGTGGCGTTATGCCGGCATGACGTGACGTTCTGCGTAACATCATTAGCTTTCGGTTCAGCTCATAGTGAACGAACACAACGCGGTTTTTATGGGCTGCCCAGTGTTCAGCAATTGATTCGGCATAAATAGTTTTACCAGCACCATCAGGCGCGGTCACCAAACCAAGCATCCCATCTTCAAGTGGATCGATGATGTTATTCCAGGATTGCCATGGCCAAGCTAAGTCACGCCGCAAGCTTTCAGGCGTGTTTGCCAGCGTCTCGTAATCTTGAATAATTTTGCTGGTAAGGTCGAACGAATCAACCCATTTTAGGATTGCATCCTCTTCGCCCGCTCCAAGTCTGGCCAGCATCTCTGATAACCAGCGTCGTAATTCTTCAGGCTCATCTTCTGCCATGCACCGTCGCAATAATTCTTTAGCCAAGACTTCGTATTGTACAATTTCAGGATTCATGTTTTACCTCTCGTAATTTCGCCACCAGGCAATAGTATATTAACTGATTCGCTAACATATTCTTTTTTTGTTACAGAACTTTTATATTGCAATATTCCATCAACAATTTGTTGTAACATCGGCGGCTGTCCTTTCTGTCCGCGCCAATCATTCTTATACCACCATGAAGAAAAGCCTTTCACGTCATCCACCGTATACTCCGCCTTTAGTAGCATCTTACTTACTTTAGCAATTTGGCCTGCTTTTAATTTCATGTCCACCTTACTAATTTCAGCAAGTATTCCGAACATTATTTTATGTTCGGGAATATCTTTTTTAATATTGTCTTTACTAGTGTCTTTAGTATGTCTTTTGTTGTTACCATCAACTATAACAGTACCGTTACCATCAGGTATAACAGTACTGTTACCATCAACTATAACGGTATCATCAGGTATAACAGTACCATCAACTATAACGGTTTTGTGAAAGTTTTTTGCTTGATTCGGACGGCGGCTCTTCCAAACTTCTTCACTCCATTTTTCAATATACTTATTAAAGCCATATCTGAATGTTTGCTTGCCAGCCGGATTGCGTAATATCACCTTCAAACGGATTAGGTTCATGAGTGCATTATGGGTGGCAGCTCTTGTGGCTCCACATTCCATGAATTGAGAAATTGAAATTACATCGTTCTTTTTGTTGAATCCGTAAGTTTTACGTAACAAAAACATGACAATCTGAAATTCAAGAGGTGCTAAGTGAGCTTTTGTAAGTGCCTCAATTATCGCATTGTGAACCCTCAAAAAGTTCCCTTGCTCAATCTGAATTTCGTTGCCATTTGTTATCATTTCAGATCCTTATAAGAAAACCGCCTACCGTTTTTGTGATTGTCGAGATCATGGCCGGTAGGCGGTAATTCACTATTTTATCACCATAATCTCGACATTCTTATAATACAATATTCCTGCGTCAATGTCAAGCTATTCAGCATTGTTCTTTTTCCAGCCGAAGCCTTTCGCAATACCAAAAACAGTCGCAATCGTTATTGAGCCACCATCTGAACCGCGTTCATGGAATGACTTCCACTTTCGCCCAACCTCACCCTGTTTACCATCACCCCAGCTTTCTGCCAGGCTGTAACCAGCGTCACCAAATTCAGCATGAATCCCCATCAGAACCTGAACCCACTCATCATAACCAATGCCCCACGGTGGAATGAATTTCAGCGCTTCTTGTACCTCTTGTTGGGATGCAGGCGCAAGGTAGTTTTTCCGGACGGCTGTCTTTTTCTCGCTCATCCCGCTATCCTGATAATTCTTGATCATCTTTCTAATAACCTCGATGGATAGCACCTGGTCGATTTTCAAAAACTCGCAACCTTGTGAGCCATAGAAAAAACGGGCTGCGTCTTTGCATTGTCTGTCAGCGGTACCAAATAGCCATAACAAGGCGCTGACTGCCAGAGTATAGTTTTTTGCTTGCATGATGGGTTGGTCCAACAAGAAGATGACACGTGACCTTGGTTCTTCCGGCTTGTGGCTAATGGTCGTGTATAAAAATGCTGCATACTTTGAAATGAATTTATCTCGTGACAATTTTTGGAATGAGCTATCCTCATCACCGGTATCAAAGTCTAAACCGATATGTTGGCCGCAAATGTAATTTTCAGACGTGCGCCAACTATTCTTATGCTGGGTAGTGATTGATCTGCCAAAGTAAATTGCATCCATGATCTTTTTTTGATCAACCTCAAAGTTACGAAAGCTTGCATTGAAAGTTGGCCACAAGTCTGAACCCTGCGGAATTTTTTTATCAAGCTTTATGCTGGAAACCGCAATCTTATAATCCATTATTCACCGCGTATTCTCTCCACATCATACATGGTGCACGTCCGAATCAAAGTCAAATATCTTTGCACCAATTACATCGTCAAATCTAACTGCAATAAACCCCGTTAAATCTTCTGGATTTACTCTGTGAATAAACTTTCCATCTTCTATTGCTTTATAAATATTAGTTGTTTTTGCAACTGCACAACCAAACAACTTTGTTTCATCTTTTGATACATAAGCCTGGCAAGTCAAATAAGGATATATAAAACTTCCGTTTATAGCCTCTAATCTTTTTTGATATTCTGTTTTATATCCTGATAATCTTTTTTTTCTGATTGTAAATGTTTTCCAGTTTTTATCACCAAACTGAACCCTGCTTGCTATTCCTCTACTGCCCTTGTCTTGTATTGTTTGCCAAATATCAATACCACATAAAACATCCAAGTCTTTTGCAATATCGTTATCTTTTATTATTTCAACCGGCTTTATATCACCATCGCCGCAAGATTTTTTTATAACGGGCCATACAAGATTAACAAATGCTCTATTGCTATTTTCAAGTTTATCAATCCAGCTCACAGCCACGCTCCTTACACAAGTTAATCATATTTTCGTCTATTTCGGATCCAATAGCAACCCGACCTTGCTTTGCTGCTGATATTAATGTTGTGCCAGTACCAGCAAATGGATCGACAACCGTTTCAAACACCGTTGATGCGTGTCTGATATATTGCGCTATTAATTCCTCTGGCTTTTGCCAGGCATGCAGTCTAACCATGTTTGATCCCTGCGGAGCATTTATAGTTTTAGCAGCAGTTTTTTCAACCAATCTATCACAATCTAAAACCCTGGAGGATGCACGCCAAGCATGAATGCAAACCTGCCAATTTCTAAAATAGTTATTTTTAGGATTAGGGCCTAATGTATTGTTATAAACCCAAGGCAATATCTCTGTATACCATCCAAGTTTCTTTATAGTTTGCAGGTATGCTATTATTTCATCTGTGTAAGCACCGATAAAAATATAAGCGCGTCCATGTTCTTTTATTTTTGACAATGCAACTGGCACCCAATTTTCAGCAAACAAATAAATGTCGTCAACGTCTGTTGAATATGGCGGGTCTGTTAGCAATAAATCAAAAGGTTCGATTGATTGTAGAAACTCGATTGCATCTTTTTTATAAACTTTTGGCATTGTTGGGGATACAGAAACCTCTTCCTTTTCTTTTGATAACTGTTTGCTTTTTTTTATCTCTCGTCTTTCTTCTTTTATCTCTTTTGCTGCCTTTAGTATCTGGTCCTTAGTTAATTGCATGACAGGCGTTTCTTCAATCTCACTTGCCTTCTCTGCGGCAGTTGCTAGATTGCCATCGCGCTGGATTGTCGCAGGCGATACGCCATATTGGTCTGCAAGTTTTTCTCTAGTAGTATTTGTATCATTTTGATACAATTGTTTTTCTGGACGCCCAACGTTTTTCTTCTCGATGTTATATCGCTTACCTCTCAATATGCTCATTTGTAATGGTGTTAGATTGCGGCGGCCTAGCTGGTGGTCTATTATCCAGTTAATAGCATCTTCCCGACTTGATATTTCAAGTTGCTTTGTATTGAAACCGATATTGTTTCTTGTACAAATATCATATCGGTTGTGACCGTCCAGGATTACGCCGTCCCAAATAATAATTGGATCAATGCAACCATCTTGCAATAATCCCGCCTCCAGGCTTTTATACTCCTCATCGTTTAGTGGTGATATTAAATCTTTAAAATCTTTATCAATTCTTAGTTCCATTATTACTCCTTTGTAAACAAAAGCCAGCCTTCCAAAAAAGTGAGATTGTCTAGGTCGCACTTGGAAAGCTGGCGTCTGTTTCACTTTTTAATGCAAACCTAGACTAACTAATCTTACCACTAACCCGCCGCCGTTGCAAGCGATTCCAGCCGGATGATACAATGATACAATTTCACCGCTGCCGATCATCCGGCCATGTTGCTAGCAGCAGCGTCGTAACGATGATACCCAGGTTTACACCCACAAGCACGCCGAGAATAAATAGCCACATGTTAGCCTCGCTTCTCCATCTCCTCATATTCCAGTATCAGCTCCCGCGCGGCTGGATAGTCGTATATCTTATGTCCGGCGATATAATGCCTGATGTAGTCGATTGCGCGGGCAAGCAGGCGTGCTTTCTGTTGCAGCAGGATAATCTCGTCAAACTCATCGTCGATGTTGTTTGTCATTTTTCAGTCCACCACTTTACGCCATTACCGCGCTTGTCTGTGTCATCCACCATAGCCCAAGCTATCCTAGCCGCCCAGTTCGGATTGTCCGCACCATAAGCAGCAATCATGTTGAGCACGCATTCCTGAGCGGTGCATTTATCCCGCAGCCACTTTGCGCCGGCGGCAACTGCATCGCGCGCCTCGGTCATTTCGGCAAGCTGTAGCCGCAGGTCTCCAATTTTGGCATCCATGTTTTCGATTAGTTCAAGTGTTGATTGTTTCATCTGTCACTCCGTTTCGCTAATATTTGCCAAACACGCTGGCGGCTTACGCCGTGCTTGTCTGCAATCCGTTGCAACGTCCAGCCCTCATCCCGTAAACGCTGCATATCCTCCGCCCGATCATCC